GGGTTTCCTTGGCTACAGTGGCTGGTTATCAGGTAAGTGAATTAGTACTTTGGGCTACTCTTGTGTACACTATCTTGATGATTGGTCATAAAGTGTACCAAATCTACTTAGAAGTCAGTGGAAACGTACAACAAACACTTGACAAGTAATACAAATTAAGATAGGATAGTACACATTATGGCAACTAAGAAACAGACAAACAAGATGGGTAAGGTCATGGGTGAGTACAAAGAAGGTACTCTCCATAGCGGTAAAGGTGGCCCTGTGGTTAAGAACCGTAAGCAAGCCATCGCTATTGCCATGAGTGAAGCTAATATGCCACGCCCTGCTCCCATGCGTGGACAGCGTACAGCTAAGAACAAGGCTAAGAAGACCAAATGAGAGCACTAACCCAAGGCGGTAACTTAGTTGCTGCCACTGCCACGACAATATACACAGTTCCAACTGGCTACTACGCTAAGTGGAACTTAATGTATTTGCTTAACGGTACTGGGTCTACAAAGAATATTACTGTCACATGGCACGACTACAGTGCTAACACTAATATCTTTATCTTGAGCGATTACGGACTAACTTCTAAGAACTACTTTAAGTTAGATGGCGGTGCATATATGGTCTTGGAAGCTGGAGACTATATCACCATGACTTCAGAAGCAGGTAGCACTATGTCTTATATCTGTACATTTGAAGTAGAGAAGAAAGAAGGACTCTGATAAATTATGGCTACTTATTTAGATGTAGTCAACAATGTACTGCGTAGGCTGCGTGAGCCTACAGTTACAGGCGTTGACGACACCCCTTATTCCTCTATGATTGGTGTCTTGGTTAACGATGCCAAGCGTGAAGTAGAGGATGCTACTGAGTGGAATGCTCTAAGCTCCACAATCACGGTTAACACTGTCTACGGTACATACAACTACACTTTGACAGGTGCAGGTACTAGGTTCCGTGTCATTGACGTAGTGAACGACACAAGCAATACAGTGTTGCAGAGTGCTCCTACAAACTGGATGACACAACAGTTCTTGTTCACTGCAAGCACAGATTCTGGTTCCCCTCAGTACTACAACTTCAACGGTGTGGACAGCAACGGAGATACTCAGGTTGACCTGTATCAGCGTCCTAGTGGTGACTTTACCATCCGTTTTAACTTGATTATCCCTCAAGCTACCCTGTCTTCCGACAACACTAGGATCTTGGTTCCTGACCATCTAGTAGCTATGTTGGCCTATGCTAAGGCTATCGCTGAACGTGGTGAAGATGGTGGTAACTTGTCCTCTGAGGCTTACGCCTTGTACAAGAATTCCCTCGCTAACGAAGTTGCCATTGAGCGTAACCGTTACGAGCCAGAGATGCAGTGGACGGCTCCATAACATGGCTGAACAACTAGTCGGATCATCTATTGCAGCTCCCGGCTTTAAAGGGATCAATACTCAGGATAGCTCTGTTACCCTTGAGTCAGGTTTTGCCACGATTGCTCAGAACTGTGTTATTGATAAGTTTGGTCGTATCGGTGCTCGTAAAGGGTGGTTGGCTAAGAATGCAACAAGCACTGACTTAGGTAGCAACCCTATCCAAGCCATCGGTGAGGTTATCGACAACAGTGGCAATAGCTACACTATCTGTGCAGGTAACAACAAGCTGTTCAGGTTGTCTGGAAGTACTCTTACTACCTTGACATACGGTGGTGGTGGTGGTACTGCTCCTACAATCTCAGCTAACAACTGGCAGATGGCTCCTTTGAACGGAGTCCTTTACTTGTATCAAAGTGGTTACGACCCTCTGATCTTTGATCCTGCTGTCTCTACAACTACCTTCCGTAGGGCTTCTGAGAAGACAGGTTCTCTAGGTACTCTTGAACAGAATAACGTGGTTATCAGTGCCTTTGGTCGTATCTGGAGTGGCGGTAATACTACAACTAAATCAGTTGTACAGTTCTCTGATCTACTAGCTGGTCATGTAGTGTCTACTGGTACATCAGGTAGCTTAGACTTAAATGAGGTATGGCCTAACGGTGCAGATGAAATCACTGCTATGGCTGCTCACAACGGCTTCCTGTACATCTTTGGTCGTCGTCAGATCCTAGTGTACGCTAAAGCAGATGATCCTGCTGCTATGACACTACACGACACAGTGTCAGGTATTGGCTGCTGTGCTAGAGACTCTGTAGCCTTGACAGGCACAGACGTTATCTTCTTGTCTGACTCAGGTGTGCGTAGCTTGTCTCGTACCATCCAAGAGAAGAGTGCTCCTTTCCGTGATATTAGCGCTAACGTGCGTGATGACCTAGTGGAGGATTTGAATGCTGAAACATTGGCTAATATCAAGTCTGTATACTCGGATAGCAACGCTTTCTACCTCCTTACATTCCCTACTAAGGGTAGAACATATTGCTTTGATACAAGGGCTGTACTCCCCAACGGTGCTGCTAGGGTTACAACGTGGAATCTAGTTCCTAAAGCTTTGTACTCTAACAGGTCTAAAGAGCTTCTGATGGGCTTTACTAGCTATGTAGGTTACTACACTGGTAACTTAGACCGTACAGCTCAATACCGTATGGCCTACTACTCTAACTGGTTTGACTTAGGACAACCTAACGCAATCAAGATCCTGAAGAAGCTAGGCTTTACATTGATTGGTGGTAATCAGGCTGATGTCATTATCAAGTATGCCTTTGACTTCAACCCCGGATACCAGACTAGAAACATCACTATGGGTTCTAGATCAGTGGCTGAGTACAACGTAGCTGAATACGGTATTGCCCAATGGACAGCAGGTGTTGTCTTTGATAACCAACGTATCCAAGGTTCAGGTAGCGGTACTGTATTCCAGTTTGGTATTGAGGTAGATATTAACAGTTTTGAATTGAGCGTTCAGAAGATGGACGTATTCTGTAAGTTAGGAAGGACAATCTAATGTCGGATTACACAAAAGCAGTAGACTTTGCAGCTAAGGATGCCTTGGCTACAGGGGATGCAAATAAATTAGTCAAAGGTACTGAGATTGACGCAGAGTTTACAGCCATTCAAACTGCTGTTAATTCTAAAGCCGATGAAGCCTCTCCTGCCTTTTCAGGTACGTTCTCAGGTACTTTCACAGTTGACTGTGGTACATACTAATAAGTAAGGAATAATAACATGGGATTTTTTAGTGGTATCACAAACGCTATTAGTGATGTAGTTGGTGGTGTAGGGGATATAGCTGGTAATGCTCTTTCAGGCGTTGCTGCTAACCCTGTAGGCGCTATTACTGGTCTTGCTACTGGTAACTATGCTCCTTTGATTGGCAGCGCTTTAGGTGGAGTTGCTGGTGGAGGTGGCGGCAGTGCTACAGGAACTCCGGGGTATTTCACTGGCGGCGGTTCTCCTATCATTATCAATGCTGCACAACCTCAACAGCAAGGTATTAACTACGGCGGTTTGTTCGCTTCGTTGCTGCCTAAGCTTATTCAAGGCACTGGCGGTATTATGCAAGCGCAGACTTCACAAGAAGCTGCTCAAAAGGCTGCTGACTTAGCCAGACAATCAGGCACTTCCGCTGCACAGATGGCTCAGTTCCGTCCTGTAGGTACAACTACTCGTTTCGGTACTTCAACTTACTCTATTGACCCTGCTACTGGTGGTCTTAAAGCTGATTACTCTTTGTCTCCATTAGCTGCTGGCTACCAACAGTCTTTGGCTGATATGACAGGTCAAGGTTTGATGCAAGGACAACAAGTACAGAACTTGGCTGGTCAATATCTCGGTGAGTCTCCAGAGGCTGTTCGTCAGCGTTACGTACAACAACAAACTGCTTTAGTTGCTCCTCAACAAGAACAAGCTTTGGCAGGTATCCGTAACCGTCTGTTCCAAACAGGCCGTGGTGGTCTAGCTACAGGCGCTACAGAAGCTGGTGGCTTGGCTGCTACTAACCCTGAGATGGCTGCTTACTACAACGCTTTGGCTAATCAACAGCGTCAAATCGCAGCAGGTGCAGACCAAGCAGCTCAACAACAAATCCAGTTTGGTCAACAACTTGCAGGTCAGGCTTACAATCCGTTCTTGGCTGGCTTCGGTGCTCAAAGCTCTGTCGAATCTGCTGCTCAACAGCCATTGACTTTGGCTAACGAACTTGCTAAACTCCAAGCCGCTTCTGGCGCTCAGGCAGGTACTCTTGGATTGAGAGGCGATCTTGGCGCTGCTGAAGCTTACTTGACACCATCTTACCGATTGAACCCTCTCGCAGAGGCTTTGACTTCTATTGGATCTAGTCCTTCACTTGGCGGTGTTAATCTAGAATCAGGCATCGGTACTGGTTTATTGGGCGGTATTTATAACATAAATAAAGGTTTAACCTTTGGAGGAAATACACCTGCTTGGACAGTAGGTTCCGATGTATTCCCTGAGTCTACCTTTGGAGGTTCAAATGGAGCTTCATGGGAAGACTATGCAGGTTTAACAGGTTCTAATTGGTGGGAATAAAAGATGGCTACACAACAAGATTCTATTTTAGGTTTGTTTACAACACCTGAGCAATATCAACTATCAAGGGATCAGCAATTAGCGACTAACCAATTAGAGCTTTCTAAACTTTCCCCTGAGCAAAGAGCTGTTTACAATATTGGTCAAGGTTTCCGAGGAGCTGTTGATGTAGGTGCTCGTGCTCTTGGCGCTAACGATCCACAATTACAGTTGTTGTCTTTGCGTAACCAACTTGCTCAAGGTAAAGATTTAACATCTTTTGAAGGGTGGTCTAAGTACACTCAAGATCTTCAAAAAGCAGGTGACTTGCAAGGCGCTGCCGCTGCTGCTCAACGAGCTACTGACTTGCGTTCTAAGTTTGAAGAACGACAAGCTGACCGTGATGCTAAATTAGAAGCTATTCGTCAGCGTGGGTTAGATGAGCTTCAACGAGCTAGAGAGCGTGGAGAAAGTCAAGAACGCCTAAAAGAAATGGAGCTTGCTTTTAGGGCACAGTATGCCAACATAGGTGGCAATGTAAATGATCTTAAACGACAGTTACTTGAGCTTCAAATCTCAGGTGAAAAGGAAAAGAGAGCTTCTGCTGCTGAAGCTACCGTTGGTCGTTTAGAGAACTTGATTGATAGTACATCTAATGTGATGACAACCATTGAAAACGCCAAAGGTAAAGTAAGCGGTACAACTGCTGGCCTTGGTGGTCGTTTGTTGGGTTGGACTGAAAGTGCTACTGACTTGGAGAAGACATTAGACACAGTTAAGGCTAACCTTGGTTTTGACCGTCTACAGCAAATGCGTAACGAATCTAAGACAGGCGGTGCATTGGGTCAAGTGGCTGTTAAAGAACTTGATCGTTTGGAAGCTGCTCGTGCTAGCTTAGATCGTGCTCAAAGCCCTAAACAGCTCAAAGAGAACTTGGATAACGTGTACGAAGCCTACAGACGTTGGCGTGATTCAGCTACCAAGGCTTTGGCAGAGAAACAAGCAGCCCGTCCTGTTGGTGGTGGTGTAGGCGGTGGTGCAGCAGGTAATGATCCTTTAGGAATTCGTAAATAATGGCAACAATAGCAGACATCCGAAAACAGTACCCTCAGTATTCTGACATTTCTGATGCTCAGTTAGCTGATGCTTTTTACTCTAAATTCTATTCGGACATGCCGAAGGAAGAGTTCTATAGGTCGATTAGCTTCTCCCCTGAAGTACAACGTGGTCGTCCTACAATGGTTAACGATCCTCGTATCCTTACAGGTAATGAACCACGTCCATCCAATGAGACAATGCTTGAAAAGGCAGGACGTGCTGTAGGTAATTTCTTGTCTACTCCTGCTCCTCTGGTTACCCCTGAACAATTAGGTAGCAGCACTGTTGGTCGTATTGCCCAAGGTGTCCTAGATCCTTTGCTTGGTGTTGGTCAACTAGCTGCACAAGCTATGGGTAATGAGACTGTTAGCCAGCGCTTGAGAGAACAAGAAGCTCGTTATCAGAAAGCAAGAGAAGCCTCTGGAGATTCTGGCTTTGATATTGCACGTATGGGTGGTAATATTGCTAGCCCAATTAACTATGTAGTCCCTGCTGCCGCTACAGGTGGTCTGATGCGTTCTGCCGCTACAGGCGCTACATTGGCAGCTACTCAGCCTGTGTACGGTAAAGACTTTTGGGAAGACAAAGGCATTCAAGCCGCTGTTGGTTCTATCCTTGGCCCATTGGCTGAATACGGTGTCAAAGGCGCTGGTAAGCTCTTAGATAGCTTTAAGGGATTGTCTGAAACAGGCCGTCTGCAAGCTGTAAAAGACTTGTTGGATAAGGCATCAGGTAAAGACAAAGAAACCATTGTTCGTGCTCTACAGCAGGCTCAAGAGATTGTTCCCGGTAGTCGTCCAACAGCTATGGAAGCATTGGCTGAGACTCCCGCTGGCGCTCCTATTGCAGCTCTTCAGAAAGCAATTCAACGTCAGCCCGGCGTAGCTACACCTGCTATTGAACGCAGAGCTGAACAAGAAGCTGCACGACAAGCTCAACTGGGAACTATTGCTGGAACACCTGAGCAACGCGCTGCTGTAGAAGCTGCTAGACAGGCTACAGGTGAGACTCGCGAGTCTGCTTTAACAATGGCTGATACAGTTAAAGAAGCCTTTGACAACATTACAAGTACAGTAATGGGACAAGCTAACAGAATCATTGGAGCACGTGGCAGTGAGTTTGTAACTGGTGAAGGTGTGCCTATTACAAACCTTTCCGATATTGCTAAAGAAACAACAGCAAACCTGCTTAAATATCAGCGTACTTCGCTGGCAGATAACGGTTTCTTCCCACTGGAAGTAAAGGGCATTGTTTCCCAAATTGACAAAGCTATTGCAGGGGCAGATTCTGACCTATCTAAAGCAGTGTTGAATATTGCTAAAGATAAGATTGTGTCTAAAGCTGATGAGAATGGTTTGATTAGTTCTGTGGATCTTTACCAAAACGTACGTAAAACACTTAACCAAGACATTGAAGCTTTCCTCCAACAAGCAGGTAAACCAGCACAAGGAGGCATCCCACAGCAGGCAGCTAAGGCAGCAGGCAATGTTAAGTCGTTTATTGACGCTTCTTTAAATAAATCTTCTAATGGCTTGTGGGGTAAATACATAGACGATTACGCAGCCAACAGTCAAAAGCTGGATCGTATGGCTATCGGTGAAGCCTTGCAGAAAAAGCTAGGAACTACACTAGAAAATAAGGAACGAGCCGCTTCGTTTGCTCAGGCAGTAGAAGACTCCAGTAGCTTGATTAGAAAAGCAACAGGTATGCCTCGCTATGAGAAAGTATCTCAGGTTTTAACACCTAGCGAGACAGCTGCTGTTAACCGTGTATTGGCTGACTTGTCTAGACTTGAAAAAGGTAAGGCTTTGGCAGGGTCTGTTAATGTCCCTGAGTACGCCCCTAAAGCTCCGTTGGAAGGAACAGCTTTCTTGAGTCGTGCTTACACCATTGCCAAGGAAGTCATGCAGGCATTGTCTCGTGGAAGCCGTGAAGACTTTGAGCGTAAGTTCCTTGAACTATCAATGGATCCTCAAGCTATGGCTGCTCTGATGCAAGCAGGCCCTATAACTGGACAGAGAAAGCTTGTAGAAGCTATCAACAAGAAGTTAAGCCCACAAGCACAACAGATCTTTGTCCAATCCTTCGGTACAACTGCACCAGCTAGGGAAGCAGGACAGTAAAGTGTGGATCCAATCTCTGCAATGCTCATGCTTGGCAGTGCGCTCAAGGGCATACGCTCTTGTTGCGAGATGCTTAACGAGGGCAAAGCAGAGATCCAAAGGATTAAGAAGGGCGTAGAAGATGCCAAGGCTATCATCAAGGAAGCCTCTGGATTCTTTGGTTGGTTAAAGGGGTTGTTTAGTGGAGCGCAAAACACAGATAAGGCTCCACAAGAAACTTTGAGGAGTCCACAGACTCCACAAAAGAAAGACGAATACGTAGAGTACATCCCCGATGAGGATGCAATTGTAGATCAGTTCATCAAGCACGTAGGTGACTTCTTCAAGGCTCAGGCTTATTTGGTAGCTTACAAGGAAGACTTAGAGCGTAAGGTGTTTAGTTCTTCTTATGGAGACAATAACATTGGGGCCTTAGAGCTTATCTCGATTGAGACAAAGCTAGTCAAGTGTGGTAGGGAATTAGTAGAGCTTATGAACGAAGCTCCTCCGCAGCTAGGGCCTCTGTACAGCCGATATAAGACAATGTACTCTAAGATCTTAGACGAACAAAAGAAGACAAGGGAACGTGATAGAAGGAACGAGAAGCAACGTAGGATAGACAAGATCAAGGCTGACAATGATCGTGTTGACCGCTGTGTTCCTCATTGGGTAATCTTGGGTCTAATAATTATTTTCTGGTTATCCTCATGGCAAATATATCGAACTACGATGCAAAGATCTACTTTT